TGGATCAAGCAGTAGGAGTAGATGGTTGGGAAGAGCGGTATGATTTTATTGGTGGTCGTATGATGTGCTACCTTACGCTAAACATTGGCGGGAAGTATGTAACCAAAGCTGATGGAGCTGATGACAGCAACATCGAGGCGGCGAAGGGCGGAATCTCTGATGCGCTGAAGAGGGCGGCAGTTAAGTTTGGTATTGGGAGATACCTGTACCACCCCTCTGCGTTTAACAAGCAGAAACAACCCGCTTCATGGGCTACGCCAGAGGGTTACGATGCTCTCATGGCAAAGCGAGAGAAGAAATCTATTGAAGAGTGGAGGAAAGAGTATGGCAACAGCGTTTAGAACTGAATTGGGGGAGACTGTATTTCGCCAGAAGTACGCCAGCAATGCGTATGAATCTTGGGAAGATCGAGCGCACACGGTAGTTAATTATGTGTGCGGCGACATGGATGGTCAAAAGAATAACCTCATGTCTAAGTCTGACAGGGATCAACTGGCGAATTACATCTCAGACTTTAAGTTCATGCCTGGAGGTAGATACCTCTGGTACGCTGGACGCGATGCGAGATTCTTTAATAATTGCTACCTGTTGAGGCTTGAGGAAGACTCACGCGAAGCGTGGGCTGGACTTACGGAGAGAGCCATGTCATGCCTTATGACGGGTGGCGGCATAGGAGCGGATGTATCTCTGTGCCGTCCATCTGGTCGCCAGTTGCGGCGTACTGGTGGCGTGGCAAGTGGGCCTATCCCTTTGCTACACACTCTGAACGAGGTGGGTAGGAACGTTATGCAGGGTGGAAGCCGCAGATCAGCCCTGTACGGCAGCCTCAACTGGCAGCATGAGGATGCGTGGGATTTCCTGCACATCAAGAACTGGCATGATATGACAGTTCCAGGCACGAACATGTCAGTAGCAGACGTAAAGAAAGCTGACTTTAACTATCATGCGCCGCTGGACATGATGAACATAAGCCTTAATTATGATGACGCATGGCTAAACGGCAATGGGTCTGAGGTGTTTACTGAGAACTGTAGACAGGCATTAATGACGGGAGAGCCTGGATTCTCCTTTAACTTTGGAGTAAAAGAAAATGAAACACTTAGAAATGCCTGTACTGAAATCACTTCTGAAGATGACAGCGATGTATGCAATCTTGGCAGCGTCAACTTGGCTGCCATTGATTCCGTTGACGAGTTTAAAGATGTAGTAACCCTAGCCTCTAAGTTTTTAGTTTGCGGATTGATTCGCGCCCACCTTCCCTACTCTAAAGTAGAGAAAGTAAGGCAGCAGAACTCACGCATTGGCTTGGGTTTGATGGGTGTGCATGAGTGGTTGCTACAACGTGGACACAAGTACGGGATGTGTGACGAGTTTAAATCATGGTTAAAGGTATACAGAGATGAATCAGAAAGAAGTGCTAATGAACACTGTGACAGACTGTTTCTCAACCGCCCTAAAGGATATCGAGCGATTGCCCCAACAGGAACTATATCGATCCTTGCGGGAACAACCTCTGGAGTTGAGCCTATCTACGCAGTCGCTTACAAGCGACGTTATCTTGCGGATGGAACCAAATGGAAGCATCAGTTTATGGTTGACGGCACAGCCGAAGCCTTAATCAGTAGAGGCATCAAGCCAGAAGATATCGAATCTGCGGTTGATCTTGCGGCTGATCCAGAGCGAAGAATTAAGTTTCAGTTTGAGTTGCAGAAGTATGTAGATCACGCTATAAGTTCTACACTTAATCTGCCAGCGTGGGGTACAGACTTGAACAACGAGAGCAGAGTAAATGAGTTTGAGAAGTTAGTGCGTAAGTACGCTCATGGTTTGCGCGGCCTTACCGTGTACCCTGATGGCTCTCGCGGTGGTCAACCCATAACGTCAGTAGCTTATGAGGAGGCTAATAGCAAGCGTGGGGTAATCTTTGAGGATAACTCAGATGAGCAATGCTTATCGGGGGTGTGTTCAATATGAGAGCGCCAGATAAGCACAAGGGTCACTACGAGGCTATGGTTATACAGCCGATAGAATACATACAGATGAATGACCTTGACTTCTGTAGTGGGAACATTGTTAAGTACGCCTCACGGTGGAACAGAAAGGGCGACCCCATAGGGGACTTACTAAAGATAATTGACTATGCTACAATTCTATTGAAGCAACAGGAAAGAGAAGATGGATTAGTACAGGAAGATGCAGATGCAAAACCGATGGTGTATGCCCATGTCGGGCAATCAAATAACTAAATTAGGAGATTTAATTATGGACATGAAAGACAACACGATAATGCTGTTTGTAAATGATAAGGAAGGTAATGAGAAGCGTCCAGACTATTCTGGTAAAGCGTTGTGGAATGGTGAAGAGATTTCTGTTTCCATCTGGAAGAATGTCTCTAAGGCTGGCAATAACTATTTGTCAGGCCAGTTGCAGCCACCTTACAACGGGAGTGGTAAGAGTAGCTCTTCCGCTGGCGTATCGGATGACGTTCCTTTCTGATGTTGATTGAGTACGCCAAGGGTCCGTCTGTCGAGTTAGCTTTTGACAAGCGGTTACATTCATACAAAGCAGATGACGTTATAGTCCCCAGCGCCACTCAGGTGCTGGGGATTATATCTAAACCCGCTCTTGTTCCGTGGGCTTTGAAGATGGGCGCAACCTGGCTGGAGCGCAACATGTTCTACGATGACACCAGCTCATCAGAGGGTCAGGGGGTGTTCCACACCAAGGGTATGGGTCTTGACGCTTTGATTAAGGGTGTGAAGGCGGCGTACAAAACCAAGTCTGGTGATGCTTTAAACATAGGCAACCTGACCCATGAGTGGCTTGAGAAAGCAATCAAGTGGAAGCTGGGGGAGGGGGAGGCACCAGACAACCCAACCAATGAAGGGGTCATCAATGCTGTTGATGCCTTCAGAGAGTGGGTCAAAGAGAACGATGTTAAGTGGATATCTTCTGAAGAGAAGTTATACAATCGTGGTTACAAGTACGCTGGAACAGTAGATGCTATCGCTGAGATCAATGGAGACTATTGCGTTATAGATTGGAAGACATCAAGGGCAATATATCCAGAGTATTATCTACAGGTGGCTGCCTACGCTAAAGCGGTTGAAGATATGAAGGGTCGCCATGTAGATGCAACTTATATTCTGCGGTGCGACAAGACTACTGGAATGTTTGAGGCTGCTAGGTCAGCAGAACCAGAGTTGAGTGAGAACTTCAAGGCTTTCTTAGCCGCGAAGTTTTTGTTCCATAGAATGAAGGAGTTGAAATGAGCGAGGTTAGTTTTGGTCAGATGTTGTTGTTCCACTTTGGGTCATCCATCACCCTAGCTAGGGAGATGTCGGCTGGAAAGTTGGGTAATGTAGACATTAAGTCTATAGGGGATATGCTGTTGGAGAGTGCGTATAATTCTGACAGCGTTATCGAACAGAAACTTTGGGAAACTTTAAAGGAGTTAGTAAATGAAAAGATGGACTTACCGATTGCGGAGGTGTATTATTTTAATCCTACGACGGTTGAGTACGGTGATTCGGAGGATGAGAAAGAGCCAGCCTAGTTCTATCGGGCCTGAATCTTATCTACGCAGATAATGTCATACACTAAATCTTACAACGAGGGAATGAGCGCAGAGTCTAGGTTCCTCACTCTATTGGGAAGCGATAGATTTATTAGAGTAGCCACGCGATCCGAAGACAGGGAGGAGCATTGGGATGTTCTAACTACCATAGGTAAGATAGACGTTAAGGGCAAAAAGAGAAACAAAAGAAACGACGCCAACGCGGACCCGAACATACACTACTACGAGTTTAGAAACGTAGCTGGGAATATTGGGTGGGGCATACCTACGGATGTAGATAGAGTGATAGCTTTTGAGGTTGAGGAGGGGTTTATCCTAGTAAGACCAGAAGATGTTTACTACCCACTGCTCGACAAGTGCGCCAGGAATGGTGGAGGTGCTGGGTTCTTCGAGTGTAGAGGAAGATTGGGGAGACTGGATTGGTTTACCAAAGTGCCCACGCATTTTCTGAGAACTCACTCATTTGAAACCATAAGGAATGATAATGGATTGTGATCTAGATAGCGTTGATGCTTACTTGATAAGCCAATGCGAGGCTGCGGAGTATTGTGCGGTCAATGAGGTTCTTAATGGTACTGAGTACATCATTAAGATTGGGGATAGGATTTATGTTATGATAATTCCAGAAGATGTTAAACCCAAGTAAGGAGCAACAGGAGGAGTGGGAGAGGCAGAAGATGCTATGCAACGCACGGTACTGCTGGAGGAATAGAAATCGCCCCTGCCCAACTGGTGGAACATGGGGGCAGAAGTTTAGGGAGTGGTACAAGATGTCACTTGACGAGTATGCTTATCACAAACGAATGGAGAAACTTAATGCAAGTAAAATGGGATAACTGCGGGTTTGGTAAGGTGGGGTATGGAGATTATTGGAGAGCGGAGAAGATGGGAAAGTGTAAGGGGGCTAAGTTTGGATACCTGTTAGCTAATTCGGATCATACTTACTTGTCGGTCAACCCTGGCCCCTTCGAGTCTCCAGAGCATAGAGACAAAACTATAGTTGAGGACGTGAAGAGAAGAGAACTTAAAACAAACGGGAGGAAACAGCGTGGACCCTCTTAGCTTGGTGTTGAAAATACTGCTGGTGCTGAACTGCGCGACAATGTTGCTTGGTCTTGCTCTTTTTATTTTCTTAGGCTAGAGGTAGACGCCCCTTTCGGGGGGGTGTTTTTTCACTTACCGAAAATTACCGAACCATGTTTTTTCATTTTTTTTTGTGGCTCAAACACTGAGTTTATTTTTTTGAAATTGCTAAAAGCGATCCAATTTCGCTGTTTTTGAAGTTTTATAAAAACCCATCTGGTATAATATGGGTGTCGATAAAAGTTTATT